AATCGATCCAATTTCTCTGAAGATATTGTTCAATGTTCTCAGAGACCACACATTTATTTGGACCCAACAACATCAACTGGTGGAGAGATGTTGTTGCCATTTTTCTTTCCAAAGAACAATCTTTCCATTCCAAATTCGGATTGGAGCCAAATGGGCGAATTGAATATTCGCAGTATCAACCCTTTGAAGCACGCAAACGGTGCTGATGATGTTGTTACTGTGAGTGTATTTGCCTGGACAGAGGATATGCAAATGTCTATCTTGACTTCTGTAGATCCTGACACGATTGTTCCTCAAAGTGGAGAGGAAGATGAAACCGATGTTGCTAACAGGAGTGGAATTGTTTCAGGTCCGGCAACAACATTAGCCAAAGCGGCAGGTGCATTGAGTGTAATACCCTCGATAAAACCTTATGCAATGGCGACTTCAACTGTGGCTAATGCCGTGGCTGGCGCTGCGAAAGCGTTAGGCTACTGTAGGCCACCAGTGACGAAAAATCCTGATCCATACAAACCCACTCCAATTTCATCATTGGCGACCACAAACACGCCCGATGGTGTACAAAAGATGACAATTGATGATAAACAAGAACTAACCATTGATCCTCGTATTTCTGGTTTAGGAGCTGCTGATCCATTGGACATTGTGAACATGGCAAAGAGAGAAAGTTTTCTTACCAAGTTTACGTGGTCGGTGGGGGCTGCACCTGAGACTTTGTTATGGAATTCAAGGATCTCTCCAGTGCTTTGGCGAGAAGCTAGTACAGTAGAAGGAAATCAATTTTGGTTTCCAGCCTGTGCTGTTGCTGCTTTGCCTTTTAAGCATTGGACTGGGTCCATGAGATTCCGTTTTCAAATTGTCGCATCTGCATTTCACAAAGGACGTATTAAGGTGGTTTATGATCCGAATTACCTTTCATCAAGTGAATATAATGTGCAGTATACCAGAGTGATTGATCTAGCTGAAACCAACGATTTCACAGTCGAATTTGGTAATGGCCAAGATCTCACTTTGTTGGATCACTCCACACCTGGATTGGACTCTGTGACCACGCTCTACGGAAATTCGACATTTTTGTCGAAAGAGCCTGGTAACGGAGTCGTTGGCGTATCTGTCGTCAACGAGCTCACAATTCCCAATTCAACTGTGAACAATGATGTGGAAGTTAATGTGTTTGTGAGCATGGGAGACGATTTTGAAGTTTTCATTCCTGATGATCACTTCCAAAATTTCGTTTTCACACCCCAAAGTGGCTTCGAGCCACAGTCTGGTCTTGTGCCAGATTCAATGAACACCGCTGAGCCTTCTGCACCTCAACAGTCGGAAGCCGATGTGGTGGGCAAAACACCTGAAATGGACATGAAATTGAACGCTGTATTTACGGGAGAATCAATCAGATCATATCGTACGTTATTGAAACGTTACAATTTGCATTCTATGATTGGATCCTTAGATAATACAGCCAAGATTTTGTATGGACGACGTGACATGTATCCTTATTTGAGAGGAAATATTGTCGGTGCCGTTGATACAACTGCTGCCGCTAATCCTTACAACTTTTGTAATACAGTGTTGCTACACTGGATCACGAATTGTTTTTCTGGATATCGCGGTTCCATTCGATGGAAAATTTTGCCGACACCTCAATTTCGATCTGAGGATCCACCAGTTATCTTTGTACAGAGAGCTGGTCAAACGGGTCCCGATTTCGAAAGAGGTGAAGATGCATCATTTGCAGCAGGAAGTCAAAGTGCTGCAGCGCATCGTGCCGTTAAGAATGATTTAGTTAGTGGTTTACCAAAAGCTGAGAACCCCTTTACAAATGTGAAGGGTGGAGTATATCAAAACGGTAATGTGAATCCGAATATGGAAATTGAAATTCCGTACTATTCTAAATTCCGATTTACACCTGGCAAGCCCAATTCGTACACCGATACAAATCCCGTTGGACGATTCAATGAGGCTTTTGATTACAGAATTTACACGAGAGGAAATAATACCTCGTATTTCTGTTTCAATGTTGCCGCGGGAGAAGATTTCCAGACCTATTTTTGGACTGGATTGCCTCCCATGTGGTATGAAGCCAATCCACCTGAGCCGGCGGCTTAGGTTTCGAGCAGTGACTTAACACTATAAAAAGTAGTTTATATCCTTGTACTAAACGGAAAGAACAAGGAACCGTCTGTGACCGACGGTCTTACCACGTTGTGGTATAAGAAGGTCGCGCCGAATGAGTTGTAACTCTGGAATTTTTCCTGGCGCGGCCAGGTTTTCAAGGAGTCACATCTTTATAGCGCGACCCGTATCAAGGTAACTTGATACAAGGGGGGACTACACTTTGTATTAGTCCCCCCCGCTAGGGTCTCT